TAACCTTTAGATTATAGAGCTGTTCTCTATAAATCATTACCTGCATCAACGCCATGACTCTATCGAAGTTTCCTGTATCATTATAGCTTATAAGTTCTTCTAATAGCGGCTCTGATAGTATGTTGTGTAGGTTCTTTTTACCGGGTGCTTGTTCATCGTTTAACCAGTCTTTAATCAAGCCCTCACCCCATTGCTTGATCTGTTTATTCATATGGCAACCTTTCTTTCTCTATACTTTAGAATTACCTACAATATCAGATATAATGTCAGGTTGATCAGCAAGTAAGTAGTCACAATGTTTAGCAGTAAAGTATGGAAATAAACCTTTACGTTCATTTTCATACATTATTCTACCATTATAATAAACTGCTAATTTACGTAGATTTTCATAGTATTCTTCTGCTGTTGCAGGGCGTCCAGTGTATTCAGCAACAATTATATCATAATAGTTTTCAAAGCTCTAGAATCGCTTGTAAACGAACGTAGAGCCTAATGAATTAGTACCTGACTAGTCATGATCATATGGGTCTACCCCAAGTATATATAAACCAATAGGAGCATCCTTTACAGGGTGTTCCCATATAACTATAGATCCTGTTGGGTCATCGTCTTTTTTCAATGGGTAATGTGTAATATCACCTGTTTTCTTAAGTACCCACTTAATAGAACCATTAGCATCCCATATCAAATCTCCTACCTATTTGTGGTTACTTAGGTGTTTATTTATACGTATGTTAGCTAATTGTTCTTGTAATTCTTTCTTAGGGAATATATTACCACCAAATTCCAAACATGCTTCTTGTGGTGTTATACAGTGTTCAGCTACATAACGGTCTACTGCTACTGAGTTAGTAGCATTCTCTATTACCTTTCTACGTTCAGCTAATATGTACTCTACAGACTTCTTATACAGTGTATTACCGTCATCATCCATGTAAACACGTTTACCATCATCATCACGGAAGTCCATATTGGTATACTGTGGAATAAAGAATCCACATAGCTTGTCAGATGGAGTTTCATCCCATATATTCTTAAATCCTAGACAGTTATAACCATCTGGATTATAGAACATATCTTTCAGTGTTTCAAAGTGGCTATCTTCATCACCACCTGTACCAAATGCAATCATAGTACCAAACGCAATACCATCTTGTTCTACAGATGGTCTAGCAATTTGCCACGCTGCACCTAATTCTGAGAAGGAACCAGCCTCTTCAAATATAATAAGTTTACCAGCTTTACCACGAACTACATCTGGGTTATCTTTTAGAGTAACACCAATGATTTCTGATTTATAACCGCTCTCAACCTCATTGCCGTATTCATCTTTAGTAAAGAAACCAGCACGTTTACGCATCTAAGTATTGACAGATCTCTTCTTACCCCAAGCTGTATTCTTATCTATAAAGTCCATATAGTCCCATGCTTTAGTAAGAATACCATCCTCTGTTAGATATTGCTTATTACTAGCATAGATATATGTTTTACTACCTGCGAATAGATAGTAGTTACGACATGCCATTGCTGCATTCTTATACGAATAACCCTTACGTCTACTCTTTAGTGCGCATAAGTGTTTACTTTGTTCTTCTGCATCTTCTACTGCTAAGAAGAAGTAATAGTCATAGTCATAGAAGTCTGGGAACTACAAATCACGTGTTTTCTTAGTAGTTGTAGATCCATCAGGATTAGTAATTGTAGTATAGATAATTCTTTGAATAGGGCAGAAGTTTAAATAAAAATAGTTATACCCACTAATGAAATCTCCATCATCAGCAGTATAACCATACTTACATCTGTCCATCTATTCATCCCAATATTTAAAGTACTCTGACGTACCAGCGGGATACTAACAATAAGAGCCAGTCTCCAAAAACTTGAGGGCTGGCTGTCTAAACTTATTGCTATTTTTTATCTATTTATTGAAGTCTACCATTAAATTGATTATAATTCTCTTAGTTTAAAACTACAGTTTATCTGAGAACTCTGTTAAACTCACCTACTTACGATTAGGTCCATCATGAGCTGTGTTAACTATAAGCTTTCTTATATAGTCAGTGACTTAGGAGGTTACGTTGTATGCGCGCCATACTTCACTACTTTAAGCTTCTTTTTAAATCAAAACATTCTTTGAGATAATCTTTACATATTTCTTCTTCTAATCCAAACCAGTATTTTCTGAAGAATTTTCGTTCCATTTCTTCATAGTATTTCTTCTATTTGTCATATTCTTCTTTGACTATCCATACTACTGCTTTTGGATTATTCTTGTCATAGTTTATCTTTACTAGATCTCTCATACTGTATTTATTGGTAGCCCCACTAGGATTCGAACCCAGACCAAGAGGGTTAGAGCCTCTTGTGCTTGACCATTACACCATAGGGCAATATTAAGCGGGAGAGGAAAGATTCGAACTTTCAAACCCAAGAGCTTTGTTAACGACGACTTTAGGGCGCTTCCGTCAATCTACTGCCGTATACCATTCCGCCACTCTCCCGTGCCGGGGAATATTTGTTGTCCGTCCCCGTCGGACCTTTTGGTTTAGAACCAAGATTTGATTCTCTTCCACAGACTAGGTTTCTTAGCATTCAATGCTCTCAAAGTATTATATGCTTCATCAATCTGTGCCCAAATCTCTTCTTTGCTTTTAGTCATATCAATGACAATATCAATCTGCTTTTTCATATTAGTTCAATTTTATCTATTATAACGTGTTGTTTAATTTAAGTTGTAATTGATGTATTATCTTGTCAATTCATAAGGATTAACTTTAGCATCACCTTTAATCTTAGACGTACTAAGCTCTTCTGTTTTTACTGCTTTCTCCAAGAAATCTAAAGTAACATAAGCTCCTTTTACCTTTTCAAATCCAGCTAAATACTTCTCAATTTTCTTTTCATCTAAGTCTTCACCTAATGATTCTTCATAGTAATCACTGAAACTGTCAAGCTTACGTCTCATATTCTGTAACATCCTAAGTAGACGAGTATTGCAGAACTCTTTAAACTGTTCTTCACATGCTACTTCCGCTGCAGATAATTCATAATTAACATCATCGAATAGTTCTTCTTTCAACTTGGACTCGATGCTATCAGGATCCATACTTAGTACATAAGGACTATTCCATTTATTCTTAAGTACAATGTAACTGATTACTTTAGTAGCATGTTCTTTATCTGCTTTATCAGCATCCCATACCTTTTTAAAGCATGGGATACCTAAGGCATCAGAATGAATTACAACTTTACCACCGACTATATCAAATAGTTTCATTATCCTGTTTATTTAGTTCTTTATACCATTCGTTCAAATCATAAATAGTTGTAGGATCAGATATAATTACTGTTTTTGTTATAAATTTATCTTCCTACCATAATCTGCAATATAGTATAAATTCTCCTTTTTTGACGTCAATAACTTCATTATTAGTAACAACTTGACCATCTTTATCTGCCTAGTATAAGTTGCATGTGATATTGTCTATCATTGGAGTAATAGAGTTCGATTCAGTGTTAAATGATATCGCTTCTCCTCGTTTGTTTATTAGTATCTTTTCCATACATTATGCTTCAGCTACATCACAACAAACACATTCATTTAGATTACGAGGTTTTTCCAATGCGCGCTGTTTTTCGCAATCTGCTCTTCTATTTTCGTAATCTCTCAATTCAGGAGAATTTATCTTAATATATTCTTTTTCTTCCCAATTATTTGTAACAGAGTACATCTTAAGTACTACATCTCCTTTGTTGACATCAAATAACTTTTCACCATCCACAATCCATTCACCCGGTTCAGTTATTGTATAACTATAATCAAATCCACTGCCATATGTAGCTTTGCTTACTTTTTGTTCTTCGAAGTTCGCTACTATTACATCGCCTTCTCTCTTTGTCGCTATATACTTTACCATAATTCAATCAATTTTATATCCTAAATACTTTTCTTTATGCAATCTCTGTACTATCGTTAGTGCTCTCTACAGTGGCACATTCGGATTCACATAGTCCTTCAGTGTCTTGTACTTCTGCACTATCTGTGTGTACGTCTGTAGCTCCTACTCCAGACTCTCTGGTATTATATTTCTGTTCATACTTTTTAGTTAAATTATTGCAAATCTGATCAATTTGTTCTGCTCTATCTAATGTAGTTTCTTCTTCTTTCTTACCATTCTCTACCATTACTGTAGTAAGTTCATCAATCATATCGCTTGTGAAATCATCATATCTGATAATATCATCTTCAATACATTTCTCAACTACATCATATAACTTTTTCATTGGTTTAGTGAATAGTTCTAGTCTAGAGTTCTTTTTCTCCAGTTCCCACATATTTTTGCTTTCTTCGTGTGTCATTTCTTTTAATTTATTAAGTATTTTAATATCCGGTGTATTTATATATTTATGTATAAGATCACATATATAAAGAGTTTTATATGCTATCTCTATTGGAACTTCTCTAACTCCGGGTATTATTCTATATCCTGAAGTAGGATAGTAATCACTACTATCTTCTTTCATGCATTGAAATATATGATCAGATATCATTTTGTTTCTCTTTAATTATAGTTTTACTGATGCAACCAGCAGCCCAACCAACTAAGTAAGCATAATTTTCATTTCCTTGAGAGTATGATTCTATAGCATGTACACCTAATTCTTCATACATATAGTCAGCTACATGTACTGCTTCATGTGGTATTGCATCGTCTGTAATTACTTCTAAGTTAGGAGCATATACTAAACACCCATACAATCCGTCTGATTTTCTACATACTGAGTATGTACTCATTGCTATACCTTCTTGCTCAAACTCTTCGTCTATGTTTTCTATTACCCCAGATTTATCTGTTAAGTAGAACTTAAACTGTTCATCTAACTCCTCTGGTCCTACAGCTACCCATAGCTTCCTAGGATATATCTGAGGGTCATACATATCAATTTTTCGCTTCTTCTTCATATCTCTTCTTTATTTTGAACTTTCCTAAGTAAGCAAACATAACCGGTTTAGGATCTAATTCTGTTATTACCTTATTAGTAAACTTGAAAGGGCTGTTACATATTACTTCAACCACTTGATACGGTAAGTTGTACTTATTACTTAGTTTAGTATATATACTCGTCTAATTTCTCATGCCATTCAACCTTCTTATAGTATTTACATGTAGCTAATGTAATAGGACCATTTAACGTATTAGGTCTAATTATATTTATTAATGCTGCTACATCTACCCAATCACTGCTATATAATGTGTCACTCGCAAGTACACTTATCTTAGATTGCTCTTGTTTACTATATTTGCGTATTGGTTCATATATCTCTACATCTTTCATGTAATCTGAAGTAAGTAGTTCTGTCCTATTAGTTACTATAGTAAACATATTAAATGGTAACTGTTTGCCTCTAATCTTACTCCATAGCTTCTTAATATAAGGATACTTCTTCCACGCTATTATAGATCCTGCCTCAAGCAGGAATGACCTCATCTTCATCTTTATTAACTTTTAATATTATTGTGATTTGTACTCTATCACCGATTATTTCAGGTATCAAAGCTTTACTGACCATTACTTCATCATCTGCTTTACCTACCCTTAATATGCCTTGCTGTTTGAACTTAGCTATGTATCTACTAAGATTATCAGGAGTAATACCTAAAGTACGTTTAATATACTTTCTATTCTCAGTACTTATTACATTCTTTCTTACATTAGGGAGTTTTGGTGTATTGACATCTATATCTATAAATGTTGTTAACAACTCTAACTCCCTGTCTGTAAGCTTAAGTATACCATTAAGGCTATTTAGAAATTCTCTGTATAAATCGGTTCTAGATACGGTCTTAACCAATTTATTCATTAATCAGTTCCTCTTTAATTTTATTTAATACTTTAGTAAGGTTATAGTACACTGTCTCAGCTTCTAGCTTAACACAAGGTGGTACTTTACCTTCTGAGTATTTATCCATTACTTCTTTGTAATCCTTATCATACTGATCTACCAGATTATCTATTAGATCTACTACTTTAGTAGATTTATTGTCTTCCACTTCTTCCAAGTATCCCTCTTCTACATATAGATCTGCAATATCATCAGATATACTCATTGATCTGTACGAATAGTTATCTCCTTCGATATCACCATTGCTACATTCCATAGTAAATACTTGAGGATCTTCAACACTATTTACTAACACATCGCCCTTTCTGGCTGATCCGAAATCTTTAATTA